CGGACCTTCTTCTCACGGCAACAACGCACCCTCACCGCCCGATTGCGCGAGGCGATGGCCGGCAAGGCCGGCAAGGACGCCGAGTCCATCATCGCCCACGTCGTCTTCGACCTCCGTGCCGAGGGCCGGCGACTCCGGGTGATCAACCAGACCTTCTTTGGCCGGGCGGCAGGCCTGGGCATCCGCCAGTCGCTGGCCGAAACCGGCGACACCGAGGCGACGCCCTCGCGAGTTAACTCGATCCTTGAATCCCCGCCCGTCCGATCCAGCCTGGCGGCCAGTAGCGCCAAGGTCACCAACGTCAACAGCTATACGCAGGAACAGGTCGCCCGGGCCCTGCGGTCCGGCCTGGATGCCGGCGAGGGCGTCACCGACCTGACCCGCCGTCTCCAGGAGCTGCTGGGCGGCAACCGCGCCCGGGCCCTGCGGATCGCCCGCACGCAGACGGCTGGTGCGGTGAACACCGGGCGCCATGCCGGCATGCGGGAGGCCGGCGTCTCGCGCAAGGCCTGGGTCACCAGCGGCGATGAGGCCGTCCGTCCGGCCCATCGACAGGCGGGCCTCGATTACGCCGACGGGATCCCGCTGGATCAGCCCTTCGTCGTCGGAGGTGAATCGCTCATGTATCCCGGCGACCCGGCGGGCGGCCCGGCCAACATCATCAACTGTCGCTGCCTGCAGATCGCCCGCCAGGTTGGGCCCAAGCATTTTGCCGACGACCACTACCTGGCTATTGATTTTCTGGGAGACCCGAAATGAGCTCCATGAAGGCCATGATCGCCCTGGTTAAAGCCATCGATACCGAGCACCGCACGATCGAGGTCGTCGCCTCCACCGCGGACATCGACCGAGACGGGGAGCGGATCGAACCCAAGGCGTTCGCCGGCTCCATCGCCAGCTTCGCCGCCAACCCGGTGATCGTCGCCACGCATTGGCCGCGATTGAGTACGGGTTCTTCCCCCCTGACCTTCACAATGCAGTTCGCCGACACGCCGCTCGGCCAGGAATACTGGTCCTTGTATCGCGATGGACACATGCGGGCCTTCAGCGTGGGCTTTATCCCGCGCCAGTGGGAGGACCGCCCGGATCCCGCGACGCGTCAGCGTGTGCGGACCTATACCGATGTCGAACTCTTGGAGGTCTCGGCCGTCCCCGTGCCGAGCAACCGTCGGGCCCTGGCCCGGGCCAAGGGCTGGCTCGACGACGAGGAGTCGAGCCAGCAGGCCGACGACCACCTGCGGCAAATCGTGCAGGAGGCCGTCTCCCAGACCCTCGATCCCGTCCTCGATCTCGTGGAAAACGTCAACAGCCTCCTGGCCGATTCGAACGGGTACGCGGAGCGTCTGCTCGGCGGCGCCGCCGATTCGGACCCGTTCGCAGGCCAGACTGCCGAGCGCATCAATGCGTCACTAACCGACATTCAAAGCCGTTTGAAAGGTTCTGATCATGGAAACCCCAACTGTAACAGCGATTGAAAAGGCCCTGACCGACATTCAGAAGGGCATGGCCACCAAAAGCGAAGTCCTCGACCTGATCGACAAGCGGGTTGCGGCCGACGCCGAGGCCCGCAAGGCCCAGGAGCAGAAGATTGGCCAGCAGCTCGACGAGGCCCAGGCCAAGATGACCCAGTTGGCCAAGGCCAACGAGATGGTCATGGAACAGATCAAGCTGCTGCGCAGCACCCGCTTCGCGGCGATCAAAACGTCGGACGGCCTATACAACGGCTGCTGGGGCTCGGTCGAGATGGCCCGCAACTTCGGCATGTTCATCCTCGCCGAAATCAATGGGCGTAAGGAGGCCCGCAAGTACCTGGAGGCCATGGGCATCGAGGCCCGGCGTGTGACCGGCAAGGATATGGGCGAGGACGCCGACTCGACGGGCGGCATCCTTGTGCCCACCGAGTTCATCCCGAACCTCATCATGCTGATCGAGAAGTATGGTGTCTTTCGCCGCAATGCCCTGGAGTGGCCGATGAGCTCCGACAGCGCCATCGCGCCCAAGCTCAGCAGCGGCCTGACCATTTACTGCCCCGGCGCCGGCGTCGCCCCGAGCAAGACCGACGCCGCGTTCCGCGGGGTCGGCATGGTGGCCAAGAAGTGGATCGGCCTCACGGCGATCGATTCCGAGCTCACCGAGGACGCCGCTATCGCCATCGGCGAGGTCGTGGGTTACCTCCTCGGCCAGGCCTTCGCGAAGAAGGAGGACGAGGTCGGTTTCCTGGGCGATAGCACCAGCACCTACTTCGGGCACCAGGGCATCGCCGGCGCCCTGCGGGCGGTTGATGCCACGATCGGCAACATCAAGAGCCTGACGGTGGGGACGGGCAACGCCTACAGTGAGCTGGAACTGGGCGACTTCGAGAAGGTCATCGGCAACCTGCCCGATTTCGCGGACAACGGCGACGCGAAGTGGTATGTGCATCGCTACTTCTATGCGACCGTCATGGTCGCCAAGGCCCTGGCCGCCGGCGGTGCCAACGCCACCGAGATCGGGGCCGGCCGCACCTGGCGGGAGAAGACCTTCCTCGGCTACCCGGTCGAGTTCACCCAGGTCATGCCCAAGGCCGAGGCCAACAGCCAGATCTGCGCCCTGCTCGCCAACCTGCGGATGGGGGCCTATCTGGGCGACCGCCGCCGGCTGACCATCGACCGTAGCAGCGAGCGGTACTTCGACACCGACCAGATCGGCATCCGCGGTACCGAGCGGGTCGCCCCGGCGATCCACGGCGTGGGTGACACAACGGATCCCGGCCCGATCTGCGGCCTGATCACGCAGGCCAGCTAACCGACGGCCGAGCGTAAGGGAGAAAACTCGACCTTTGACAACCAGTCCAATCGAAAGGGAAAAAGATGATCCCCGTTGATGAACAGAAGTTCGTGATACTGCTGCGACCGCAGCTCAAGGATGACGGCGACTTCGACAACAACACCTACGTCGACACGGCCGGGTGGGGACACCTGCGTGTCCTCTTCATCGTCGGCGATACGGATGTCGCCAGCGGCGACGCCATCGGCTCGACCGCCGAGGGCACCGCGCCCAAGATCGAGGAGTGTGACACCTCCGGTGGCGCGTACTCCGATGTCACCGACGCCGCCTTGAGCGACGCGATCCAGCACGACGACGACAACAAGCTCTTTGGGATCGACGTCGACCTGGCCAAGAGCCACAAGCGGTACATGCGGGTCAATGCCCCGCATTCCGCCGCCGGGGCCGCCGCCGGCTCCAATCTGGGGATCCTGGGCATCCTCTCCCGACCGATCGGCAACGGTCCATCGGGTGCGACGGGCCAGGGCCTCGAGGAGCTGGTCAAGGCGTAAATCGGCATTCATGGGGCCGCCTGGGGCGCATCCGGGCGTCGGAGTCCTCCGGCGCCCGGCCCGCCCGGGCCTGATCAGGAGACCGATGATGCACGTGAGATTCACGCAGAGCTATGCCGGCCCGGCCGGCCTGTTCGCCAGGGGCCTGACCTACGACCTGCCGCCGGCGACACTCGCCCAGATCCCAGCGGGGCACTGCCAGCACGTCGCCGCGCCGTGGGACGCCGCCAGGCGGCCAAAGACCAGGCGGCGCAAGACCAAGCAAACCAAGACCAAGCAGACCCGCTCACCCGAGGACAAGCAGGTCCGCCCCGGCAAGGGCACCCAGGACTACGAGACGAAGTAATCGAGGTCAGGATGACCCAGAGATCGCGACAGGATGTCACGCCCGACACTGCCGTACTGGCCGCCTGCATTCTTGCAGGCATGGCCGGCTTCGTGATGCTCTGCCATCGTCCGTCGGCGGCGATGGTTGACCCCAACGACTGCATCCCCGGCGTGCTGCCGCGGGATGGGCACATGCAGACAAGCCTGGTCAGGATCGCCGAACGCGATTTCGATGTGCCCTTCATTGCCATCCTGAGCACCAACTGGCTGCGGGATCGCAATGACCCGAACGCCTTGAAGGAGACGATCAATTGGATTCATCCGGCGAGTGACTGTCGTGTCACTCGCTCCATAGAACTCGCGGGCGATCTGACGGCCGATGGCCGCATCGATTTGTATGACCTGCATGAATATGCCCGTTGGTGGATGCACGAATGGGTGCCTTACCCTTAACCTCAAAGGAGTAGTATTATGAAGTCATGGATGACTGAACTGTTGGTGTGTGTGCTGGCTGCCGGACTCTGGGCCGGCACGGGGATCTTCGACGCCGAGTGGCCGCCGGACACCACGGCTCAGGGCCTGCGGGCCTACTGGCGGCTCGATGAGATCAGTGTCCAGCAGGGCCGGGTCGCCCAGTACAAGATGAACGACAACGCGGCATCGTCCACCGTGACCAACGAGGAGGGGACCGATGGCACCCTGGAGGATGGGAGCAACGACTACACGTCGGACCACGATGTGACGGGGGTGACGAGCACAGGATTCGTGCGGGCCCTGGAGTTTGACGGCTGCGACGACTACATCGACACGAATCAGACGTTCGAGTCCACCTTCCAGGACAGCTTCACGATTTCGGCCTGGGTGGCCCTGGACGACGGACAACCCGCTATCTTGCCATTCGTACTCGCTTCATTGAAGAGCGGTGATGGCGGAGATGCCGTTGCGATCAGCGTGACCAGTGAAGGAAAGATCAATGCCTATTACGAAAGTAATGGCAACGAGGCCAGAGCCCTCACTGATCAGGCCGTGTTCTTCGACGGTGCAAATGGGTGGTCTCACGTCGTTGCGGCTTTCGGTGACGAGGCCCAGGATTTGCCGGGACTTGCGATCTACGTCAACGGCGAGGTGGTGGCCCTGGATGAGACCTATGACGGATCGCTGGGGACTGTGTGTTTTGGCGCCTTCGCATCTGGAAACAATTTGCTGCTGGGGTGCGGGTCAACCACTGCGGGGCAACCGCAATCTGGGTCGTTCCTTGACGGCCGCCTCGACAACGTGGAAATCTACAGCCAGGCCCTGACGGCCGAGGAGGTCTCGGCCCTGTACTGGCTCCAGGATGAGGACACCGCCACCGCCGCCTACACCGTCCGGGACTACGTGGGCGGGTTCGACGGCACGGCCAGCGACCCCATCGACGAGCTGTACGATGAGAGTGGCCAGGTGGCCTCCTGCTTCCACCTGGACGGCTCGGATGATATGGTGAACGTCGCCGACCACAACGACCTGGATTTCGGGGCCGATGATGACTTCAGCGTCGCCTTCTGGGCCAAGTGCGATGGTACGCTTGCAACGACGCAATACCCCCTCTCGAAGATGCAGCGACATTCCTCCGAGTCCTGCACGGGCTGGTCCTTTTATGCGACCTCGTCGGGTGTAAGGTTTCGGACACAGACATCGACTGTGGACACCATTGAGAATGCCATTGACAACACGGTGGACTTCGATGACGGCAACTGGCATCACGTCGTCGGCGTGCGCAAGGCGGGCAATGAGATTGTCATTCACGTGGATGGCCAGCAGTGGGATACGGAGCCGGTGGCTGGCGGCCGCGACCTAACGAATGCCGAGCCGCTGCGGATCGGGGCATCGTTCAACGGCTGGAACGTGTTCGATGGCTCCATCGACAACGTCATGCTCTTTGATTACGCCTTATCGGCCGAGGACGCCAACGACCTCTACTGCCGGGGAGCGGGGGACAAGGCCTCGGACGGCGTGACCTGGCGGCATTTCGAGGCACTACGATATGCCTTCTGGTCCACGTTTGTCGCCGGCGGAGAGCCAGACAGCGGCTTTGACGCACCGGCCCTGTCCGAATTCGCTACCGGGGGCACGTACGAGAAGTCCGGCGGCTGGGAGGCCGGCAAGATCCTCTGCACGTACAACGGCGAGATCTACCAGAACAAGACTCTCCGCACGCCAGCCCAGTGTGCCACCGACAACCCAAGCACCGACACGACCAACTGGCAGAAGAGCGTAGATCCGACGGAATACGATCACTACTCGGCGGCAACAGATCGACATCTCTTGGACGCGTCGGGCAACCCTGTTGATGCGGACAGCCTTCTGCCGGCCCAGGCAGACCCGCTATCTCAAACCGAATCCACCTACTACAGCGCCGAAGACACGATCGTTTTCGAGGCCACAGCCGTCGTATGGGATGTGAACGACGTGCTTTCTCACTGGGATCTCCGGAAGACTTACATCAACAACGCCGGGGATGATTACGCCGATGTCGATCAAGCGTACATTGCCCGGTGGGAGGACAAGAACAACGACACCTGGAATTACAGCACGGATGGCTACGTGGCCCAGATGGACGACCCCCTGTGGGGCTGCAACGCGTCGGCCTGGGAATTCATACTGGGCCGCTTGGACCCGAATGGCTACAACTGGCTGCTGGACACCGCCACGCCGTACATCCCGGACGGCTGGACGGACGCCGAATCCCCCGCCGGAGATGGGGACATTCAGGCGACGTGGCGGCGTGTCCCTCGCGGCTACCTGTATGCCGCCTTTGACGGGACGGCCGACAGTGCCAGCGACACGGTGATCTGGCCGGGTACGGCCGGCAATCCGCCCGGCTGGGACCCTAACGAATACATCGGCAGCGGTTTTCGGGCGCCGTATTCGGGAACCAGCCTGAGCAGCGTCCTGTCTCAGGTGGCCTCGGCCTATGGCGGCACGGTGGACACAGAGGCCCTGGCCCGAGAACATACCTGGGGTGGCATTGATCCCGAGACGGCCACCTGGTCGGTCGCCGATGGCGATAGCGGACCGGGCAGCAGCACGTGTGGCAGCATCGCATCGATCCCGGCCGTCACCGTGCAGGGCATTCTCTGCATCGACTACAAGTTTGCCGAGACCTGGAAGCGGGAGCCGGGCTCCACAGAGAGTCCCTATAATCTGTACGGGAGGATGCAAGACATCTGGCCCGAAGGAGCCGGCCGGTGGTGGCCCAGCTCCGCCGCAGCAACAGAGGATGTGTACGACAGCCTTAATGCTGAATACGTCGGGAACCCAAACTCCGTCGATTACGAAGGGCTGGACTACTGGCCACGCTTCACCCCAACAGCCGACACCTGGTACATGATGGGGCATTACGCATACTGGTCACGGCATGACCGCGACGACCCAAACACTGAATACACCGGATGGGGCATGGACGAACCGGGGGCTTATGCCTATGCATTTGCGGCCTGGCCCAACCGGCAAAGCCCATCGGTCGATTGGAATTCCATATCAACAGCGTGGAATCCGGCGGGGATGCCTGTCGGGCGGCCCGCCACGGCCAAGACCGAAATTGGAATCAAGCTGACCTGGCCGGAGACCTGGGGACAACCATCGGGGGGAACTCGCGCAGGCCGGCTTGCCAATAAGTTCAATGGCCAATCGTGGCAGGTGCCGGGGGCCGCTGACCCGAATGACGCGCAGGAGTACGTAACGGAATTGGCCATGAAAACCGCCTCTGTGTTGGACTGGTGGCGATTCGGACACTGGGAGGAGGGGGCCTGGGAATACGACGAGCCCGACGTGCTGCACAGGCCTTGGTCCATTATGTGGATCAGCTCGGTGCTGCCCTGGAAAATCTATGATTACGACTCAGACGGCTATGGCGGACTTACGTGTTGGGAAGTCGGCATGTTGAGAATTAAGCCCGGCCAAGGAGACTCACTCTTCACGATCATTGTGCGGTTTCCAAGAATAATAGAGGACGAGGAGATCGATCTCCCCGAATGGACACCTCCACATCCATTGGACCCGCCCGACTGGAGCCCTATACTCCCCGGCCCTTTACCGAATGACTTGGGGTTCCCACATGGTCCCGGATCGGGCCGGTCCGCTCCACATCACAGGGTAAAGAGGGAGCCCTGGACCGACCCCAGTGATCCGCCATTCTGGGGGCTTAACTACGACAATATTATTGTAAATAACTGAGTGGCCTGCTATAATGACGGCAGGCGACAGATCGCCGCCTCCCCCTTCGCCGGGGTTCTCATTACGGGGAGCGATGCCATGAAACAACGGACAGCCATAGCAATCATCACGGCGACCGGCTTGGTTGCCATCGCTGCCGGTGTTGTTTATCGGCACGTGCAACGACGGATAGTCTATGATCGATTCAGCTTTGATCCGGAGACGGCCAAGACGGAGCCGCTTCGGCGACAGCAGGAGGCCGCGCAAACCGCGACCGATGCGATCGAGGCCGGGCGAGGCTTCCTGGAAACGTTATATGGAAAGAGGCTCCTTGCAGGGCAAGAGGCGGTCGAGCGGGGCGAATTGCCCACTCCGCCACCAGGTTGGGCCTGGCTTGAGCCAGCCCCGGGTGACGCTGTCCATCCGGATATTATGGTCGTCTCTGCTGGCGCCGGTGGATCTGCGACCGCCGACCCAGTCGTTCCAGATCAGGGCGTTCGATTGGACTACGTCTTGGTGTCGGCCTACGGTTACAGCGGCAAGGACGGAAGGCTTCATTGCCGGACCTTGCGCGGCTGGGTAGGGACGGATTACACCTTGCGGCGACTGGAATACGAAAAGAGCCTGCGGCTCAACCCCAAAACGCAAGACGACGAGCTTCCCGCGTCAGAGCACCCGGTCGTGACAGATCCGCCCTCGGCCATCGAGGAGTTCCTGTGTGACCGATTCTCTGATTGGTGGCACCACTAGAATCGGGGTCGATAGTGACATGAACGGCAAGCAAGGATGCGAGCCATGCTGTGCACGGTAGCCGACATCAAGCTGCGCCTCGGTATCGACTCCGACGATACCGAGCACGATGAGGTCCTGGCCTCCGTCCTCTCCGGCGTTACCGGGATGATCGAGGATTACTGTGTCCGCCCGCTCATCCAGACCGCCGCCGATGTCACCGAGTACTACACCGGCTGTGGCCGCTACCTGCAGCTCAAACGCTACCCGGTCATCGCGATCACCGAGCTCAAGGAGGCCCTGGACTACGACTGGGACGCGGCCACGGCCATGGTCGCGGATGCGGACTACCGCCTGGTCGCCGACGGCCACAAGGGCGTCCTGTTCCGGCTGTACAGCACCTGGTCCAATCTGCCCGACGCCGTCCGCATCGTGTACCGCGGCGGCTACTGCCCCGCGGGTTCAACGCCCGCCGAGGGTGAGCACGCCGTGCCATCCGGCCTGCAAGAGGCGGCGATCATCATGGCCGTCCACTGGTTCCAGCACCGCCACGATCTGGGTTTGGTCAACGTCTCGTTCCTCGGCGGGGCGGCCGCCCACGCCACCAAGCAGCTCAAGGCCATGGCCGAGGAGCTCATCGAACCGCACCGGAGGATCTCGCTATGAGGCTGATGATCCAGATGGGACCGGACTACCAGCGGGCCGTCGCCTCGCTGGGCGCGATGGGCCAGGCCATCGAGCAGGCCGTCACGGACGGTCTGCACAAGGCCGCCAAGCTGGCCGCCGGCCACGTGGCCGAGGGGTACCTGTCCGGTCAGGCCCTCAAGCGGCGCACGGGCCGCCTGGCCGCCAGCGTCGACGGCTGGCTGGAATCATCGCATACCGCCGTCGTCGGTGTACGGCCCGGTACGGCCGTCGATCAGTACAAGTGGATCCTCGGTGATGAGGAGCGGACCATCCGCCCCCGCCAGGCGAAGTTCCTGACGATCCCCATCGGCGAGAACCTCACCGCCGCCGGCGTCGCCCGGTATTCTTCGCCCCGCCAGGTGCCCGAAGGGTTTTTCGTGCACACCGGCGGCCGGCTCCTGTTCGGCTACACACGCGGCAAACGGGGCAAGTTCCGCCCGCTCTTTGTGTTGGTCAAGGAGGTCCTCGTCCAGGGCTCCGGCGCCCTCTACGACGGCGTCATGGAGTCGCTTGATGACATGGGCGCCGCGATCGAGGCCGAGATCGCCAAACGACTGGAGGCCGCCTGATGGCCAACGATGGATCACAAGCCAGCATCCTGGAGACCTGGATCGCCCAGCAGCTCGCCGCGATCACGGTCGAGGAGGTCGTCGTGTTCCGGACCGCCGAGGTCTGGGCCTGGCAGATCGATCCGCGACAATCGGGCGAGCAGGCATTCCTCCAGTACGCACCCTTCGCGTTCGTGGGGCACATCCCGGACTACGATGCCGCCCGCCAGGGGGATTTTGACCTGTCCCGCGACCTGCAGCTCGCGGTCATGATCGGCCAGACGGCCAAGCAAAAGGGCGTCGCCCGCCATGGTGACGCCGACACGCTCGGGACCAACCGCCTGGCCGAGCTGGTCATCGCCACGCTCGACCGGCAGCGCCCCGCTGATGCGGCGTGCCTGATTGATTCACTGCGATACACCGGCGCCCTCCAGGTGCTGGAGACGCCGCATTCAAGTATGGTTCAACTCGAATTTAAGGCCCCGTGGATCGCGGGCTAGGAGGTGCCGATCATGTCAACAGTTAACCATCGCGTCCATACGCCCCAGGCGGTCACGATCAACGGCGTCGATGCCGGCGGCCTCATGCAGGCGACGATTTCCGCCGGGTACGAGAACATCATCCGCTCCGGCCCCGATGGCTTCCAGGTCCCCATCATCGACCGCGAGATTCAGTTCGTGCGAGGCACCATCGTCAGTCAGGACTGGATCCACCTGCTCGACCTGCTCACCGGCACGGTCAGCACATATGTATTCTACGAGCGTAAATCCGGCGTCGCCGAGACCACCGGCTACATCAAGCACACGCTCACCAACCCGGTCGTGCACAATGTGCGCATCAGTCAGTCCAAGGGCGGCTACATGACCGTGGCCGCTGACTTTGAGTGCCGGGCGGACGACCCGACCAAAACAATCAGGATTATGTGGACCCAGGCCGACGAACAGGCCGCCCCCACCTATGTCTCGGCCGCCCGTGGCGGCTGGCGTGTCAAGAGCGCCGTCCACAATCCGGGCGTTGACCAGGACGACATCTACCACGTGATGTCCTTCGACTTCGGCATCACGTTGCCGCTCCTGCGGGCCTGCAACGACGCCGACGTCGCCTACACCGCCGTCGATACGGTCCTGACCGGCATGAGCGCGGCCGGCAACATCACGATCCAGGATTCCGAGATCGCCACGAGCATCCTAAAGGTCCAGGAACTAGTCACCGCCAGCCGAGCCAACCTGGTCCTCACGGTCACCCAGTCCGGCGGCGCCGCCGACAAGGTCCTGACCATCGCCGGCGTCATCTTCCATTCCGCCGCCCGCGCCGAAGGCCAGTACACCCAGTACAGTCTGCCGTTTGAGGTCAGCAATGATGCCGATACGCCGCTCACCCTCGACGACGTCAACAAGATCCTCACCCTCGCGGACGTGTAATCGATGGCAGACAAGGACATCAACATCAAGGTCGAGGCCCGCGGCGCCGAGGAGACCAAGCGCCGCGTCGATCAGGTCGCCGACTCCACGCGGAAGGTGGGGACCGGCGCCGAGGCCACCGAGAAAAAAACCGGTCTGCTAACCTCCGCCCTCGCCTCCTTGGCCACAAAGGCGATGGCGGCATTCGGTGCGTACAAGCTCCTGACCCAGGCCATTGGTGACAATCGTCGGGCCATGGAAGAGGCGTTCGATATCATCGAAAAACGCGAGAAGGCCCTGGTCCGATTGCAGTTCCTCGGCGGGTATTTCCGCGAGCGGCCCGAGCTCCGCAAGGAGGTCAGCGAGCTGGCCGAGTTCGGCCGCCGCCCGTTCGAGGAGGTGGCCGGCGCCTGGTACAATCTGCGCAGCAAGGGCGGGGCGATCTCGCCCGACATGCAACAAGCGATCTTGCGAGAGGCCCTGGAGCTGGGGCGCACGGACCCGGCCATGCCCCTCGACACCCTCGTTGACATGTTTACGCTCTATGCGAAAAAGACACGCGAGCAAGACGCCAACATCGTGCAAAACGTCCTCAAGCAGACCATCACAGAGGCCGGTGGCGGCGGCGAAGATGTCGCCCGCTACATGCCCGAGTTCCTCCCCGTCGGCATGGCCGGCGGCCTGACCGGGCCGCAGGCGTCGGGCCTCTGGGCCTACGCGACCACGCTCCTGGCCAGTCCCTCGGCCGCCACGACCAACCTGCGTAACGTCTTCATGGCCCTGCAGGGCAAGGGCACGCCCGAAGGCCAAAAGCTTCTGGCCGGTATGGGCGTCACGCCGGGCATGGGGTTCATGGACCAGATGCAGGCCCTGTCCGCCGCCCAGGCGGGCGGGCGACTCGACCTCACCGCCGCCGAGCAGATCGCCGGCCGTGAATCCGCCAGCCTCTTGCTGGAGCTTGTCCGTGATCCGGATGCCATGCGCCGGGTGATGGAGACCGTGACCGGCGTCGCCAGGCCGGATGTGGACCTGACCCGCAAGGAGCTGCAGGATCTCCTCGGCACCGACGAGGTCGCCAGAATGATGGACGACATCCAGCGCGGCCGCATTGGGGTCGAAACCGCCAAGGCGCGGAACCTTCGATCCCTGCGTTGGAAAGAACACCTCACGGCGTTCGAGGAGGCGGCCAGAAAAGAAGATTTGTCCGAGGTCCTCATCCAGGACTACCTGAGGGTTATGCAGTTGATGCAGGGGGTCGGAGCCGAACCTGGCGATTTCTACGAATGGGAAGAGCGAATGGATCCTGTCTATTGGGGTAACCGGGCCCGTCGCGGAATTGTGCGTGGCATGCCCCGCCTCGTGGAGCGGTTCGGCAACCTGAACCGAGAAATGTATAACATCACCAACTATAACCAGTTTCCGCGCACGGATCCCGTCGAGGCCCAGCGGAATGATCCGAACGATATGAGTTACTGACATGGCGACGGCCCTGACCAGCATATTCGGCACGGAGATCTCGGTCACCCCCGAGGCCCAGCGGTACATGCGCCAGTACGCCGGATTCGCGGGCGCCCACGGTGTCACCGCGATGCACCTTGGCACGCGGGGCCGGGTCATCTGGATCGAGGGCCGCCTGCGAGCCACGGGTGCCGCCTACGCCGCCGCCCGGGCCAACCTGGAGGCCGCTATCGGCCTGATCGAGGCCTGGGGCAACAACCCCATGGCCGACTACTATTACGGCAACGTGACGTATCAGGACTGCGTCTTCGATTTCTCCAACGGCGGCCTCGATGTTCGGGGCCCCTTCCGCCAGATCCAACCGACGGGCGGCCTGGTCCAGGTCGCCTGCGATTTTCGTGCCCGGATGGTGAGCCTATCGGGCCTGTTTACGGTGAGCTGATGCCCGCCAACGTCACAATCCGCATCGGAGTCCCCGTCGGGTATACGCCCGGCGACGTGGCCCGTCTGTGCGGTGACGGTGGCTCCGGGACGGTCGACTACGACAACCCCCTGCCCGGCCACGCAATGCCCCTGTTCCCCGATGGGACCGGGGTCTATGGCTGCGGGTATGCCCCCTGTGGGGCCGCCCCCTGCGGCGGGCACTGGCTTGTCGGCACCTGGCCGGGCTGTGGTCGTGCCCCATGTGGGGTGGACCCCTGTGGAACGGGCGGTCCGATCCTCACGGCCCACACGCGCGTCACGGCCTGCGGGACCTACAAGTTCGGCTTCCGCATCGAGGACCAGGCGGGCAATGCCAACGCCGGATCCCCCGGCGAGGTCGCGGTTGCGGTCCACACCGCGCCGCTGCGACCGACCCGCCTGACCAAGAATAGCTATGACCCATTAACGGAAACGCTCACGCTGGCCGTGGCGACATGATGAGATGACGCCGCCGGACCGCCTGCCCAGCGGCCGACGGCATAAGAAAACCTGATAGCAGCACGGCCCGATGCCGGGCCGCTCGGCGAAACGAGACCTCGATTCCGCCCCGTGGGTGGTATACCTCTTTGGCAATTTCAGACATTGTAAAGATGTATTCGGCGCGCGTTTCGGCGCGCGATGCGCGAGCGCGCCGCAGCCTGCAAACCGTGGATTGCCCCGTTTCCGACGCCCTGAAAATCGCCGTTCTAAACGCCGCTAAACGCGATTTAACTTGGCGACACCGGATGTACGCTGTTCCGCCATCTCTGTGAGCAGGTCACGCCCAAACACCCCTCCTGCGCCATCTTGGGCTTTGTCCCGCCCCTACCCGTAAATCTCTTTACAATCGCCACCCTCGCCCCCGCAACCGCCGATTCAACCCACCCATTCCCGTCCCTTCCCGCCTTTTCCCGCTTGCGCCACATGTCGTTAACGCTTACAC